GTCCAAGTATTAATTTTAAATCCCGTCAGGTTTTTTGACATATACTCCTCCATCAAGTCGCCCATTGCAATGGGGGGCGCCTGTGAGATAAGCTCTCGCTAATAATAACGCTGCTGCCTCGTCCTCATTTTCTAATTTCAAATCTAAGCTGAATATTTCATTTGCTTTTCTTATGTAAGCATCTTGTCTGGATACTTTTTTAATTGGGGTTCCGTCAGTGTCTTTCTTGACTATAATCTTCTTCAGATTTGGATTTTCTTCCGCCTTCTTTTTCTTTAGTCGACTAAGCTTTAAATTATTTTTCTTTTCTTCAGCGTTCATATGCGCATCATTGGCCTTTTTCCAAACTAAATCACGTATATAGATCACTTTAGCTTCGGGGAATATAGCGGTGACTGTCTTCAAAAACTCATAGTGAATAAACTCTAAGATTTTTTGAGAGTAGTTTTGAGAACTCGCAGTTGTCTCTTCAATCACAATAACATCTACATCAGAATTCTGTAACTTAGAAAACTGAATATGGGTCATGACTTTGTACAGTAAGTTTTCAACAACAGACTGGGTAAAACCTACGTAAGTAAATGGGTATTCACCCTTCATACTAGACAGGGGGCTTGGGGGTCTCGAAGTCCCAGAGGCAAGTCTTTCTCCGTCAGCTAGGATTGCGTAACCCGGCTTAGTAGAAAGGTCTAACCCTATTACGACTTGTCCTGGTTTTTTAGGGGAAATTCCCATACTGGATATCCTCTCTGCTTTAGCCAAGTCGTGCAATCATTCTTAACTTGTTCAATAGCTTCTTCTTTAGTCATCCCTAAGTTCTGGAAAAAGAACGGGGGCCTTCCTTCATAATCTTTAATGAGCTGCTCAGTTCTATTACTCTTATCTATAATCTCTCTCTTAGCTTCAGGTGGGAGGAGATAGAGCTGTGTCTGATAGTCCGTGTAGTCTCTCATAACTTTCTCTGCTTCCCCAGCAGTCTTAAACCCGTATTGCTTTAGTGTCCTCATAGACTTCCACTTGATAAATTCTGCCGTTGCTGCATCGATAACAAGTAATACGGCAGCTGTGAGAAACACAGTGAAAGCAAATACAATTCCCTGATTTACATTCGGGAGTAAGGCATTCACACCTAGTCCAGTAATTATGATAATTGGCACTACTATTAATAAGTTAAATACTTGTACTAGATAAACTTTAAACACTGGTTACTCCAAATCTATTTCAATTAAGTTGCTGCTGAAAGAGGAAACCTCATCACTGGTGATTTCAATCTCAGCGGGCTGTTCCCAATGAATGGTTTCAGTTTTAGGGGAATACTTAGTCACTAAAGGTAGGATAGACCCTCGCTCTTCATCTGTCAATTGGGAAATTTCTCCCACAGCAACAGTAAAATAATCGAAGTTTCTCCCTTCAATTATCTGGGTCTCTAGTTTAAGCTTGCTGAAAGTCAGCCCTCCGTTCTCTGACATGTATTCTAGAGCATTCTTTATCTCTTTCATACCAGAGCTTTTAAAGGAGACTTCTAGAACTTTAGGCACACCATCTGTTAAAGTGGCTAGGGTTAGGTCTAAAGAGTTTTGACAGTCTGGTGGCTTCTGTCTTCCATTCCACTTAGCTTTCGGACAGATCCCGCAGGACGGAGCCTGTTGTTTATAGTTCTCAGAACTTGACTGGATAGGTTTATTAGAATCATCAGACCGGCAGAAGTAAGAGGTCCCATTTCCCATGAACCACATACGTTTGGTCTTTACATCTAGGACTACAGCAGTGAACGATTTGAAATTGGTGTGCGTACCTACAATATTAAAGTGCCCTAGTTTACCACCGAGCTTCACTGCCTTAGAGGTCTCGTTAACAACTACAGCTTGTGGTACAAGCTCTGGAGCTGCATCTAATGTCCCTAAATCTAGTTCATCGTTGAAGTTCATTACTCTAAAAACTCCATGTCCTTGAGAGGGTTTTCATGGTTATTAGAAGGTAGTGGATTGTTCCACATAGCTCCCGAGTTTGAGTCTTTGAACTCTTGTTTAAGTAATCCAATAATCATGTTGAGTTCTTCCTTCGCTGTCCTTAGATTAGTAAGGGTGTTAGAAAGAGCATCCTTCAGATTAGATAGAGCATCATGCTGTTCTTCAGCCCCTCTAATGTCAATAGAAGTAATAGCTTCTAGCTTAATCATTTCTTTTCTCTCTGGAAAAGACTTGATCTGCTCTAAATACTTCCTGACTTTAAGGGCTTCAAACACATACATATCAATTTCACTTTGCCGTGCAAGTAATATCTTTTTAGATGCGCTAAGCTTCTGATTACAGTCAACTAAATACCTTGTACAGAAATCCTGTGCTGATCTAATCCGACTTACAATCTCAAAGATATAATCATACCCGCGATCTTTCGCATCGGGAGGTATAGAGATCTCATTAAGATTAATTAACTCACCGTAAATTTCATCTAATTTCATTTAAAGGTACTTTCAGTTATGAAGCCTCTGGCTGTTTAAAGATCGATAGTTGGAATATCATCTTGCAAGGCTGATACTTCAGAATCATCCAAGGACAGTCCTTCCAGCGCATCTCCACTAGATACTTCCTGCTCGCTAGCTCCTGAAGTTTCCTTAGGAGTATAGCCATTCTTCAAATCCACAACTTTCTTGTTGCCTTTAAGAATCTCGGTGAGTTCCTCATTGGTGTAAGAAGGGATAAGAGTGTCTAGATCTACAACCATGCTTGCATAGTTAGATTGAATTTCATCTGAAAGAGGGGTGTGGTCAAACTGCTCATCAATCAAAGTCTTTCCATTAATTTCAACTTTCGTGCGAGTCTTTCGAACTTTAATAACATACTTAGTTCCAAGTCCTTCTCCTGTACGATCAAAATCAAACCATACACCAAAACTCGGTGTAGTTTTTCCTTCAGCAACAGTAGTTGAATCTGAAAGACTTAAAGCATTAAGAGTTTCACCTTCATTCTTCAAACGAATAACTTCATTCTTAACTAACTCATAAGCAGTCTTAGGCATACGTAGAACTGTGTGGCTTCCGTCTAAAGTGGCTGCATTACAGAACACGTGACGTGTAGACTTCAAATACCGCTCAGCTGCTTTAAGCTTTCGATACTCAGTTTGGATATCTTTAGGCAGCTTCTCTTCATTAACTTTAAAGCTTGTCTGTCCATTGCTATTAACAACGGATTCTCCATGAGCCTTTTCTAATTCAGACTTACGTTTTCCAATAGCTTGGAGCTTAACTCTGATAGGGTTATTGAACTCAGCTGTCTTCCCTGTAGACCAGAAAGTCTTAGACTCTCCATCCGGAGTCGTAGTTACAAACTTGAACCATTGATACCAATGCTCTACAAACGGTTTCTTTCCCCCTGTTACGGGTAAAATTCTAAAGGTAGATTTCCCAGCAGGGACAGACATAATCTTGGCATACTTCTTTTTCGTTCCCGAATTAAGGGAGTCTAGATCTAATTCACCGTCTGAGAAATTGGGTTGTATGGTCATATAGTTCCTTTCATGGATGGTTAACTCTTGAGTTTACCTTATCAATAATTAGTTTTACTGTCAACAGGGGCTGGTCTATTTAAGGTTAAATACAGCAGACTATATTAAACCTTAAGTTTGTAGAGTTCTTTCCAGTTTAAACCGGCTTCTACTTCACAAACAAGGGGTACAGAAAAGTTAGCGGGGGCTACGTTCTCCATGATCTTCTTGATCTTGGCTAGGTTGGCCGTGGCTTCAGGAGATACTATAACTAAAGGGTCCGTCCCGGACCGGTCAATAGTCAATATCTCGCCCTTTACTGCAAAGTTGGCTTCATCATGGACGACCATCATTGGGATTACATCTGTTCTCCAAAGCCCTTCCCGGGCCATTTCCTTGCAAATCTTAATCCCAGCTATCTTCATAAAGTCTAGGCAAGTCCCTTGGACCCTATGGTTTATAGCTTCCCGGTCTCCCTGAGACCGTTTCATACGGTACTGTCGGTACAGACTCTTTTCCTCACGGCTATAGTTCTCATACTTTTTATCTAAGTTTTTGAGATAGTTCTGTAGATCTCTGGCTTCAGCATAGCTACCCACTACACGCCTACGTCCATACATGGTCTCTGAATAGCCCTGGGTATAGGCTTGCTTCTTATAGCTCTCTCTCCAGCGGTCATAGTATACCACTGTGCTGAAGAAGGCCTTATAGAGCATCTCAGCCTCTTCCATAGAGATTCCTTGGTTCTCAGCAAAGGTGGACCAGTAGAAAGCGTATAACATATTAAACTGGGCATTCTTGGCTTTAGTTCTATCTATGTTTAGACCTAGCTTATTGTTAATAGTATCTGCTAGCTTCTGATGTAAGTCTTCATTCTTCCTAAACCCTTCTAGCCAGATGGGTTCTTGGGAGAAGTGTGCTGCAATACGGAGCTCTACAGCTGACCAGTCTAAGGAGCCTAGGATATAACCCTTAGGAGGGATGATTGCTTTTCTGATAGAATCAGACTTAAACTCTTGAAAGAACTCATGTTTTGAGTCCGATATGATCATCTTAGCTACCTGCTGTGCATTGATACCTAACTTCTTCATGTTAGTATCCTTCATAGCAGTAGAGGAGAGGCGGCCTGTAGAGGTAAAAGTATAGGGGTATAGGGAGTGGCAGCGTCCTGTTTTAGGATGGATACCTTGTTCTAGAGCGTCTATGTAGGTTGAAAGGGTCTTAGTTAAGATCTTGTAATCACTAACATCTTTAGCAAACGGGTGATCAACTCCATCTAGAGTATCTGCGTCAAAGGCTGGCTTATTGGATTTCTCCGTGAACTTAGTGGGCTCTACACCGAAGGAGGTCAGTGCTTTCCAAATAGATGCGGAGGCATTGGGGTTCACTTCAAACCCAGCTGCGGCATTCATTCGATCTTGCAGCATCGATATCTTACCTTGAATACGCTTACGTAATTCTGAAAGATACTTGAGGTCTACATCGAAGCCTGTATCTTGAATGGCTAAGATATAGTCTATAAATTTATTGTCGATCTCATAAACACTTTCCATTCTCGGCGGGAGTCTATGTCGCTCTTTCTTATAAAGTAACCAAGTATTAATCGCATCGCTACAGGCATAGGCTAGGCAATCTGTGGCTGGTTTTTTATTCAACTTTAGGCTCGGAACTTTTCGGTCTACCCGCTTCTTCTCTTCGTCTGTGAATAGGTCTTTGAACTCGATCATTTCCCGGTTCAAGAACTCTTTAGAGGCTTTCTTTAAACCGACTGCCTTATACTTCTCTGTATTTTTGTGGTAGATAAGAAGCATTGCATCTTCTCCAGGAACATCCATATCTGCTTTGATAAGCATACTTCGGTCGAATGCGGCATTGAAGTAGATAACTTTCTTCTTTAGAAGGATCTCATGCAACTCTTGTTTTACCAAAGCAATGCTGAGATTGTTAGAATCTTTGTGGTCGATAGGAATATAGTAGCCTTGATCTTCTCCGGTAGAAATAGCTACGCCAACAATCCAGTCTGATAGCCAGTCAAGTCCAGTAGTTTCTAGATCCAATCCTACGAATTGAGCTGACTCAATTTGAGTCTTTAGGTATGTGAGCTTCTCTTTAGAGTCTACTAAAGTAAAGGAGCATGAATTCATCCACTCTTTACTCACTTAATTTCTCCTTGAGATAGTTTTGTATAAAGCTTTTTCATTTTATCTAAATCACGTTCTGATATGATTGTATCTAAAGTTTTGTAGACTGACAAGAATAGCATAGGTTTTTGTTCGATAACCTTTTTTACTATTGCCTCTTCTAGTGAATAAAACTCTTTCATAGATACCATGTCTTTTTCAGGTACTTGAAATCCGTATCTATTCCCAGCAATTGTCAGTGCGTCTTTGTAGTGACAGCCCTCAATCTGCATGATAGCGCCTAGGCCATCGGAGAAGTGTGCGCCACACTTACCTGACCAGCAGTGGTAGCTTCCTGTTTCGTAGAGTCTGGCTGATGGACGAGTTTCTTCATGGAAAAGGCAGCAGATGTTTCTATTGATCTGCGGGATCTCGTAGCCGTAGTCTTTTAATACTTGTAGTGTAAACTTAAGCCCATTCATTTGGTTGGCCTCAAAGACATATCCCAGATTATTGTGTAGACTGGTGCGGTGACTCGATGTATTCCAAACCAGAAATAGTTGACTCGGCACTCTAGGCCAAAGCTAATCAGTACTCTTTCTAGGCTCATCACTTAAATACTCCGATCCACCAGAGATAGCTGAATTTGGGTCCGAATTTGTCGGAGTTATAGAGGCCACACCATCCACCTGCGTTATCATCGGCTCTGTAAAAGTGCAGGTTAAAACACTTGTATACTTCGTCAACGCTCATCTATGAATACTCCAAACCCATTGATTGAACCCCAAGTGGTTATGTACAACTCCAAAATATACACTGGGTAAGTCTACGTGAAACTCTAGTTCAAATCTACTATATATTTCTCGTAAACTCATAGCTTAAGGTCTTTTGGAATGTCATCCATATCAAGAGGAGGGTTGATAATTCCACACTCTAACTGAATGGGACAGATCCAAGGTTCATTGTAGAATTCTCCACCTCTGTTCTTTAGCAGGTTTTGTCTGAGTTCATTTTGAGATCTAAGCTCAGGATCAAGATAATTAGCAATAACTAAATCTGGGGCTTGTTGTGCTGCTACTGTCTTGGCTAAATCCTCGGCTACATAATGACCACGTTTCTTAGCCTTCTTCCAGCCTTCTCGATTAACTTGGTGGGCGGTACAAACAAATATACCACGGCCCCCGTCGAATCCATTAGCCAGCTGTCTAGCTTCATTGTAGAGCTGTTCACTCTCTTCATGCTGCTGAGATCTTTTACTGTCCGGCTTTAGGAGCAGTAAGTAATCTAGAAATACTGCGTCGATCTTTTTGATTGAGTTCTGTTGCGTTAACATGCTCTCAAAATTAGAGTAGCTATAGCGTTGCGGCAATTCAAAAATAGTTATGTTGCTGCTCAAGCTAAGGAAGTCTTCTTGGGCTTGTCTGAATAGTTTTTCTTCCTCAGCAGTGTAGGTTTTATATTTGGCAGATTCTAGGATAACACTATACTTTCTAAAGACGTGAATAGTAGTTAGTACTCTAAGAACCTGATCTTGGTCTTCTTCCACAGTACAGTAGAAAGTATTAGCGCCAGCGATTAAAGAATCGTACGCTAGATTTTTAAGATAGGTAGACTTACATTCACCCGAAGCTCCAGCTATAACCCACAGGCGCTTCGGCTGCATACCACCAGTAATTCTGTTGATGATGGGATTTCTAACAGGGATGCCCGGAGTATCAATAGTCTTATCGAACGTTCTCGTTAAGAAGGAGTCAACATCATCTTTAATATCAGAGTTGTAGATATTGAGCTTTGAATTCTCAATGCCGGTAATTGTGTTCAGGACTTTACGAGTATCATCTAGCACTTTGTCGAAGCCAATGGACTGTACATTTGCGACCTTTTTTGAGTTACTGACCAGGAGTGAAATCTTATGGTCTTGTATGAAATTCTGTAGTGAGTGTTCGAAAAGGGCGTCATCAATTAGTACATTGAGCTTGCCGAGAATTGTCTTTACTTCTTGTTGGATGTCCCACAGTTTATCTTTAAATGCATCTTCTACAACTTGAACTGTTGGTACAGTTTTAGTACTCGCATAAAATTCAGTGCAGAAAGTGTATAGCTGCATTTGAGCTGGGTCTGTGAAGTAGCTCTGCTTGATCTGCGCTTTCAGTTTAATTACTCTATCAGAGAATAAGCCTGAAAGAACGTTATAGGAATATTGTGTTGCTTCGCTCATTCGTACCCCTTAACTTCGAGAGCCTGTGACTTTTCTTTAAACCTATTCAGGAACTTAATGAAAACGTCTGATTCATATAGACGCTGCCAAGCCCGGTCATCCGCTGCTGGAGAGTAGATCACTGTACGCTTGCCTTGTTCCATTCGCATGTTAACTATCAACATAATTTGATGTGGGATGAAGGAATTTTTCGTGGTACAGATATCTAGCCAAAGGAAATCTGGGGTTAAAAGTTCCATGCTGTTTTCAATAGTGGTGTCTGGTAACTCTCCTAGTTCATGGAAGTTTAATTTGACTAGGGCTGTGTCGTTAGTTCTAACGGCAGTTAAATGGTTGTGTACGATAATATTGAAAGCTTCGGTTCGAAAGCAATTGACTTCCTGGGGAATGCCGTAGACTAGTGAAGTCTTACTAAACCTAAGAAACTGTCGGACTTCTGATCTCTTCTGTGGTCTAAGTAAGTTATGATAGTCTGGGCCACAGAACTTCTTCAGGAGCTTTTCGTAGTAAGCTCCGGTCCTTGTGGCTTTCTCGCCTTCATAACTGTGTAGTTTTTTATTTTCGCTCATTATTTTCTTCTGTTTAACTCGCCGTAGTGGTCTAGACCATCACTTGCTAATGTGTAAGCATCACGTGCTACATAGTAGTTATTTCGAGCCCCAGCGTAAGCATGACGTGCTGATAGGTAGGCGGTCTTTATCTCCGATTCTTTGGTCATTCTGTTTCTCCTTTTTTAAAAGCCTTCTCGTCTGCATTGAACCCCTTGTGTGCTGCTTTAGAATCTTTGTAATTGCCTAGGGCTCTGGCAGCATACCTGCGAACATACCAATCTTTATCTTTGAGAGCTTTAAGGAGAGCATCGGTAGCTTTAAAATCTTTGTGTTTGCCTATGGCTATGGCAGCATACCTGCGAACATTCGGATCTTTATCTTCGAGAGCTTTAAGGAGAGCATCGGTAGCGGCTTTAGAATCTTTGTGATTGCCTAGGGCGTCGATAGCATACCAGCGAACACCCGGATTTTCATCTTTGAGAGCTTTAAGGAGAGCATCGGTAGCTTTAGAATCTTTGTGATTGCCTAGGGCTAAGGCAGCAGACCAGCGAACATGCCAATCTTTATCTTCGAAAGCTTTAAGGAGAGCATCGGTAGCGGCTTTAGAATCTGTGCGAGTGCCTAGGGCTATGATAGCAGACTTGCGAACATACCAATCTTTATCTTCGAGAGCTTTAATGAGAGCATCGGTAGCCGCTTTAGAATCTTTGTGATTGCCTAGGGCTATGGCAGCAGACTTGCGAACATACCAATCTTTATCTTCGAGAGCTTTAATGAGAGCATCGGTAACTTTAGAATCTTTGTGTTTGCCTAGAGCTTTGGCAGCATACAAGCGAACACTCCGATCTTCATCTTTGAGAGCTTTAAGGAGAGCATCGATAGCGGCTTTAGAATCTTTGTGTTTGCCTAGGGCTATGGTAGCATACCAGCGAACACCCGAATCTTGATCTTCGAGAGCTTTAATGAGAGCATAGGTAGCGGCTTTAGAATCTGTGCGAGTGCCTAGGGCTATGGTAGCAGACTTGCGAACATACCAATCTTCATCTCGGAGAGCTTTAATGAGAGCATCAGTAGCTGCTTTAGAATCTTTGTGATTGCCTAGGGCTCTGGCAGCAGACATGCGAACACCCGAATCTTGATCTTCGAAAGCTTCAATGAGAGCATCGGTAGCTGCTTTAGAATCTTTGTGTTTGCCTAGGGCTATGGTAGCATACCAGCGAACATGTAGATTTTTACCTTTGAGAGCTTTAATGAGGGCATCGGTAGCTTTAGAATCTTTGTGTTTGCCTAGAGCTACGGCAGCATACCAGCGAACATGTAGATTTTTATCTTCGAGAGCTTTAATGAGAGCGTTGGTAGCTTTAGAGTCTGTGTGATTGCTTAGGGCTTTGGCAGCAGACAAGCGAACACCCCGATCTTTATCTTTGAGAGCTTTAATGAGAGCAGCTGTCTTTATCTCCGATTCTTTGTTCACTTTGTTTCTCCTTTTGTTGATGCCTTCTTGTCTGCTAGGTAGGCCTTGTAAGCTGCTTTAGAATCTTTGTGTTTGCCTAGGGCTTCCCAAATACTTTTTAGCAAAACTACTGGAGGGTGTTGGTTTGTTCCATGATCTTCTTTTATATACTGAAGTCCTGTAGGTGATTTATAAATCACAACATTAAATTTTTGCAGTAGCTCTTTGATAGGCTTTGTTCCAGATTTCTCTGCTGAAGTCTTTTTCTGCAAGATTTTCTCCTCCCTGAATGAATAGGCGATTAAACACGGCTTCCTTTGACTTTAACGTATCTCTTATGTCTTCGTCAATGGTGCCTTCACAGTATAAGTTAATGATCAGCAATTTCTCATGCTTAGTCCCGATTCTATGGATACGTCCGCAAACTTGTAATAGCTCTCCGTAAGACCAGGGTCGGTTTAAAAAGATGATAGTCCCAGCAGCTTGCAGATTTAAACCAGCCCCACCAGCAGAGCTGATAACTAGGATGGCTTTTCCAGGATGATTTTCCCACGCTTTCTTATTCGCATCTCTTTGGGCTGCGTCTATTCTGCCGTCAATGTTAAAGTGGGCGATATTCTTTTTCTTTAGTTCTGCATTTAGAATGTCTATTGTCCGGGTAAACTTAGAGTACACAATGATTTTGTCGTCATCAAACTCTTCTTCAATGATCTGGATACACTCGTCTATTTTAGGGTGTGAAGGAGCTACAGTAGTGTTTAAATGCTCTACAGCATCAGCACAACTCTGCATGTGAGTGAGAGCTGCCAGCCTGTCGATATCCTTAGTTTCAACATCATCCACAATTAGCTTCTCTTGCTCAAGTGCATCATAAATCTCTTGATGATGTTCTGGTAAGGCAACAAATCTATCTGAGAAAGTGAGTGGAGGTAGTTGATTATACACGTCTTTTTTTTCTCGGCCAAATACATAGCCCTTGATTTTATCTTTAAGTAGCGGGATATTTTTAGGGCCTTGGTATACAGGAATTTGGTAACTACCCATATCCATCATATAATAATTAGTAAAATTATTCATGAAGTTTACATACGTCCCAAAAACTGCCGGGTTAATTATTTTAAATAGTCCGTAAAGATCTAGGACGTTATTGAATACAGGTGTAGCTGTAAGAAGTTTATTTCCACTAGAGCGCATTGATAGCAGCTTAATTGCCTGTGCTGTTTTAGATCTGTGGTTCTTTATTTTCTGGGCCTCGTCGAATATAATGATGTACGGAAACTCACGGTGTAGATCCAAGAAATTATCCTCGTCCCTTCTGACAATTTCATAGTTAGTTATAAGGCACTGGATCTCTGGATCTCTTATAAAAGTTTTCATTATATTATCTCTAGTCTTTTTCTGACCTCGATAGATAATAGATTTGAAAGTAGTGAATTTCTCAATCTCGTCTTTCCACTGGTGGATGAGAGAAGCCGGGACTACGATTAAACATTTTAAGGTGGGTTGTTTCCGTACAAGAGCATTAAACGCTGCAAGAGATTGTGGGCATTTCCCAAGTCCCACAGAGTCCCGTAAAAGGCTGTTGGGGTTTTGTGCTAAGAAGATTGCCCCAGAATTTTGGAATGGATACAGTGGAAGCTTAAATTGGTCGAGCTTCAGATTGGGCGGTGGAGACTGAAGCCAAAGAGGTATCTCACTCATAACATACAATATACGAGGTGGATGTGTTTAAGTCAAGTGGCCTGTAAACCCGAGTACAGGACACTGCATGCCACAGTTAACACAGTTTGATGACGGGCCTGCATATATGTGATGCCGGCATTCGGGCATTTGAGATCTGAGTGGGTAAGATCTGAATGCACTCTGTAGGCTGATTTGAGCTTCAAGAAAAGAGATTCTTTGTTTCAGATATAAGACTTCTTCATCATCAGTATAGCTCCAGATCATGTTGGTCTAGTATCTCAAAGAATTCTGTTTTAATTTCTTCCAGAAGTTTCGCGTCAGAATCAGATAACTCTCCATATTTCAGACGCTTACGTATGATTTGATCGTAAATCTCTTGTAGAGCTATTGCCATAGAAGGCCCCTCCAGGGCCGATTTATGGTCAGCTTTGTCTTCCGGCAGGGTGAATACTAAATGTACTTTCATAATGCTACACTTTCTATTAGTCTATAACTTCCTGCTCGTCTAGATCTTCTTTGATATTAACAATAAGTGTTTCATCTGGCAAGCTTACTGTTTGGTCTCTTTGAAGTAGGGTGTTGAACCCTAGAGCATCGATAGCAGACCCGCTGTGGGCCTGAATAGACCCGTTCTCTGAGGTCGAATGGATCAAAATATAGCTATCACATATATTAGCCCGGACCACGTAAGCAATAGCTCCTGTAATCTGGGCATTAATAGCCGCCACGACTTCTGCAGCTGTGGCATTAGATATATCAACAAAATCGTTAGAGTCAAAAGTAATGGTCTGCTCTTCACCGTCAACGAGCAAAACGAGGGTCTGGTCATCCGCTAGAGCATACTCTGGGGTCTTTCTGTTCTGGGCAATGCCTTTGAGTTGTACTTGAAACTCTGCTCTATACTGTCCTGCAGTCTCAGTAGCATCCTCACCTAATACAACATTGAACTGGCCTATGTGCTCATAAGATAGCTGATCATAGATAGTTACAGCTTCCTGTGTGGCAACAATGACTCTCTCACCGTCTGGGCCTAGGATAGCATCTCTGGACCTAAGGACGAACTTTATACTAGCCCCTTGTAAGTTTACGACTCGGGCGAAATTGTCCTTAACAAGAACATTGAAGCTCCGTTTGTCGTTTCTTCTTAGTTCAATCATCTGCATAGCTACCCCTGTCTGTGGAAAAAACAGCCGGGATTCAGGAATCTCGGCTTTATAATTAATCGGGCCTAAAAACTGTAAACTTAAGTTACTCACCTTAGATGCCCCATCCACCTTCTAGTGCAAAACTTGCGTAGGAGGTAGCTTCTGTTAGGTCGGTAAAGTCTTTTTGTGACCCAGCAGTAGGAGTTTTATATACAAAGTCATGGCCTACGGAGTCAATCTTAATCCGTATAGGCGTGTTAGCTGGGACTACAAACTGGAAGTAACCGTTTGCATCAGAGTAAACTTCTTTATGATCTAGGGAAATGCCTACCTGGGCTGAGGAATTAGGCTGGAAGCCGCTTAGTGCATCATCAGAGGGTCTTTTGTTGATGGGAGGACCAAACTGTACCCTGGTGTCTTCCAGGGCCTTTCCTTCAGGGTCAATTAAATAGCCGTAGATCACTGAAGTTGGGATAACCTCTTTGAACGGGGAGAACCATGCTGTAGGCCCTGAAAGGGCCGAGGAAGAGTTCTCAGCTCTGAGTCTGTATTGATATCCTGCGTCACCATCTTCATCTGTATAAGTATCGGTCGGATGTGAAACTTGAGCAATATCAACAACTTCTGATTGAAACTTGCGTATGCCTGCAAGGATTCCTAACCCTGCAAGGGCTGTACCACCCTTTATATTAACTCCACCTCTATCTGTCTGTCGGTTAGAGTAGATAATAACTTTCGTTCCGTTAGAGCTAACTTTGGTAGAGCCTCCGTGAGCATTTAGGGCTGCGTCTAGAATGGTAGCTATCTGGGCTGCAGTTGCAGCGCCGCTTGTAATAGCGTTTAAAGCTATAGTGAGTAGGTTCCCACCGTCTATACGTATTTGAATAGTCTGGCCAGCAGTAATAGCATAGGGAGATACGTTTGAAGTCTCTACCCCTACAATAGACCGCTCAATATGATAGGAGGTTATATTATCAGAATCTTCATTCGGTTTCCATGTAATAAGTGCGGACATATTACTCCTCTATAGCCTTTGTGGCTCGTGGGGGATTAGGGATCTCAGTGTCAAGAGTGGCTTTAAAGCCTTCAATAAAGATATTGTCAACTAAAGTTACAGTTGCACATCCATGACCAAAAGGGTGTTGCCCAAAGGGACAGTTACCAAAGCCCATTATATTCTCCCCCAGTTCAGTTTAACATGTTTCTGAGTACTGTCTGTAGTCGTAAGTACCTGTTTCATTTAGAATACTATCTCGCCTTTATATGTTGGGATAATCAAGTCCAGCGATTTGTTGTTATCGATCTCTTCTGTGAATCTGACTCTTCGTACATCCCCGATCGCGTAGTCTTTAGTAGCTTCAATAATTGTCTGGCTAGGAAGAGAAGAGTTAATTGTGAGGCTATTGGCAAATCCATCTAGGCCAGATAAGCAGCTATTCACAACTACATCTATACCATTCATTGTACGTGCCTGTAACTCTTGATGGACGTGACCTGCAAGGAGAGCTTTAATAGCAGGTTTACCAGCTTTAACTTCCGCATTGGAGAAGGATTCTACCTGATGGGATAGGGATTTCATGTTGATAGAAGTTCCTGGATTACCTATTGCAGAAAAGTTTGTGTCTCCGTGCACACAACAGAGTCTGCCTCCGATGGTATCGACAAAGGCCTGGTGGCCTCGTGGTATAGTAAACTTTACTCGTCCTTTAAACTGAGCTGAAAGTGTGTAATAAATTGGGTTAATAAAGTTATCCCACTTCTGTGACGTAGGTCTTCCACCCTTATCTCTATGTAGAAATCGTTCATGATTTCCCGTAATCCCTGTGAACTCAATAGTATCAAAGTGGTTTAACAGGTATGAAATCATATGGAATAGAATGTGGTAAGCACCACACATCTGAATTGTCATTAGATCATTGTCTAGACCGCCAATTCCGTGGATTTGGCCGTTTAAAATATCACCTAAAACTAGGAAATGTAACTTTTTGGTTCTGTCTCTGTGGTGTAGTTTATACTCGCTGATTTCTTTGGCGAAAAAAGCAGATCTTCTGCAAGCTTCTTTCCATGAGAAACTATTTCTGCCGTTAACTTCTTCTGGGAATACATTGAGCCCGTAGTGTGTATCACTTAAGATACTGATAAGTTCCCTCTCTGTACTAGTCGGAGACTGAAGCGATTTCAAATGTTTCTTGATGTCTTTTTTATTTAGCCTTACAGGCTTTAGTTCTTGTTTTAAAAGAGCTGCGCCAAGTTCTTGAAAATACTGTTCGATTTCGTGGGCTTGGATTACGTTCTTTCTCTTCTCGGACCTGGCAAGGCTTTTGTATCTTCCAACAATGATCGTGCCATCTTGTGGCAAAACGTAAGCTGCCGGGACGGCGAGGTCTTGAAGTGCTGTCCATCCACCGAAATGTTTTCTGACTTGTCGATCTGAAATGCCCGATTTTTCTGCCTCACGAGTGTTAGGCTTAGATCCTTTGATCTCCCAAAGGGCTCTGAAACTAGAAATTAGTTTAGCTTTATCTGCCATATCGCTCATGAAAAACTCCTAGTCCAATTTTGTTTTATATTCATTACTATCTTTCTACCACATATACGGTGATTTGACAATGAGGATAAGACCTTAAAATCATTACATTTCGTGGACAATTAATCTCAATCGAATTATCTGTAAAGTTCCAGTTGCTACTCTCGCCTGTACTGTATATGTGTGAGTAGCTGAAGGCAGATTTCCGCCGTCAATCGTAGCCAAAGGCACACCGTTTAGAGGCCCGTTCGCATCACCAGCCGGCTGTACGGACACAGTTCCAAGAACAACTGCATCCCTTAAAAATTTTATGTAACCAATGCCTGTTCCTCCAAAAACCCCTGTCTGGTTATCTGACACATCACTAGTCTGTAGTTCAACTCTAACGGGTCGGTTTCCCGAACGTGTGAGCGTCACTGATAGGTTTGTGACATTGACATATGAGCTTGAAGATGTCTGAAAGATTCCTGAAGAACTGCTGATGGCTACAGCCCCTAAGATACCGCCGCTAGCTGTTAGTACTCTTTTGTGTGCTACATATAAAGCAGTAGCGGTAGAAGGATTCGAAATATCCATATCACGCATCAAGGTTGTTGATTCAAAGAATCCAGTCCAAGCGGCCCCTGATCTTGATACTGGGATTCGGCACAATAGTCGTGGAGTTGCGGAAATACCTGAGACAACAGTACTAGTGATTTCCGTTTCAAGTGTGTTGACATTAAGTGGGAACACTTGATGGAATCGGCCATTATCATAGTGAGATCTTCTAGCTACAGCCAATCGACTTGTCAAATCGACAGAGTCGTATATTAAGTACACAAAAAGTTCTGCGTCTGCGACTGTATCGTATCCAAAGCTTTGAGCGGCGACAATCGTTATAGACAGAGCTGAAGTGACGGCAGCTTTTACGTAAGCTCCTAAAGAAGTGTTGTAAGAATAGTAGACTGGGTTACTAGCAGATGGATCAGTTCCAAGATTATTCTTCAAAGATATTATTAAATCACCGCCACTTACAGATCTTTCGATGTTGTATCCGTGAACTGTATCAGGGTCTCCATCTAAAGCTTGAATAGCTACAATACCTGAATTATCTAAAGTGTCTGTGAGAACATTATTAACAGTGTCCCAGCTTGGGTCATTACCCGCACCTTCGTCCCTGAGAATTCTGCCATCAGATACTTGCGCAATTTGAGTTAGTGGGTTTACTCCTCCATTACCTACAATAAGTTTTCCGTTGTCGAATGAGGATTGTCCTGTACCACCTTCTGGAACTGAAATTCCAATAAGAGGTCGTGTGTCAGTAATTTCAGCTGTAGTCACAGTATTATTGGCATCTCGATTCAGTGTGGCAATGTGGAATCGAACAATGCCGCCAACATGTAATTCTCCAGTAGATGCTGGAGTTACACCACCTTCAGCTACTTGAGCTGAAACAACAAGTTGTAATCTTGTTGTTGTTTCTCCAATTGCAATATTTCCAGTATCTGGAAACGTAGTAGAGTCTCGCTCAACTTCTCTAACTTCTAGGTAAACTTCATCTACTCTAGGTGCTCCTGGAGTAGTAAGTCCTGTAACAACTAAGTCGTTCTCTAGGCTGATAATTTCTCCTCCAACAAAACCAGTTCCAGCAGACAGTTTAATCTGGTTGGTATTAGGGGAATTCTCAACAACTTTAAAACCGTCTCCGTTAAAACTATTAAGCCCATTCTTTAGTGCTTGGATTGTTCTTCTGCGTCTTACACGTTCAATCCTTTGGGCCTCGTTAAGTTCATTGGGCTTAATTTCTTTTCCATTCTGGAATTCAACCTCAACAAGATTCCTTGTTTCATCATAAGTATCATCGAAATTGGCCATTATCTATCTCCTGTTATCTTATACAAATTAAGAAAACTCGTGGGTTATAATTGGTTTTAAGTTATAGGGCATAAATTGTGAAATTGTTTGATGCAATCGTGTAGTCTTCGCTGAGTTTGACTTATTTATAATATAGTAATTATTTGCAGTTTGCGCAACCAAGGTAATATTTCCAACTACTGTAATTTGTGTGGCTGTGTTAGACACAATCTCAAAATCTAAAATCTGCTGGTCATTAGGGTTTAATTTATACCCTACATATCCGTTTACTGGGAAGTTCGCAGAACTGTCTGTAAGAGTACTTACAGTAATGTCAGTCGATCTTCCAGACTCTACAATAGCACCTAGGATGACGATTGGCAACTCAAATTCTCCTACTCCGCCAATACTAGCAATACTTCTAGTCGTACCCCCAAACAGGAATTGGCCTGGGTCATTGGAAGTGCCGTAGAAGCTTGGTGGAGTTAGATCACTGACCATAAACCTGTGTGTTCCATTAGCCACAAAGTATTGGTTGTATATATCATAAGAGTGTGTGGCTGTAGGATAGTTATCAGCTAGGTTAAAAAACTGGTAAGTCTCTGGACTTCCTTGGTTATTATGGACTGGGGATAGTTGCAAGGTATCAGCATTGTTAGTTACTATATTGAAGGTATCTGTCCCATCTATAGTTATCTTATAGCCTCGCCATTCATCTGGAGTCCAGGATTGGCTGGTATCTTGAAAGAATATGCCTGTGTCGGCTATTTCTACATCCGAAGTATTGTCTGTGGCTAGAGTGAATGGTATAGAAAGAACTATCTGAGTTCCTCCATCAAACTCCCAGTTCCTGGCAATCTTGGCTTCCTGGCCTAAATTCGTGCCTGCAGTTACAGTAAGTAGTCTGCCAGCAAGCTCATGGTCATCAAGGCCTGTAAGGCCTGGAATATAAACATGTAAATACCGTTGAAGTGAAAATGTAACGCCAACTGAGATAGGAGCTGGGAAGTCTCCATCAAAAGTCAAGGTTCCTGTATCTGAGTCAAAGCTGTTTACAATCTGTCTTAGTCCAGCATTAGCTCCTGAAGTAATAATGCAATAAGAGAGATTCCAGTACTGGTCTGGGAAAGTACCTAGTAGGCTTACAGACCTTAGTTCATTGACCTGTCCACCTGAAGCTGTGCCAGTTACTGGAGATAGGTTTCCAGCGGTATCTGTGATGGTATCATCGAGGCCTTGTCCGATAGTACCTGAATCTGAAACAATAGCGGGTGGGGCTGAATTTAACTGTAGTGTATCTAGGCTATTGGAAGTAATTCTGTAGTTACGAATTTGGTCTTGGTCTTGGAACGTACCACCAAGCCACTGATCTACTGCCCAGTTCTGTGTGCTGTCTGTGGCGAAATTGATCCCAGTAGAGGTTAGGGTTCCTCTGTATAGCTCTGAGACATCATCGTACAATAAGAAATTTGGAGTATCACTCTCGATAATCTTACTGTCAAACTCTGTGAAAAGCTTTATAAAGTCTTGAATACCTGGGATAGTGCCTTTTCTTTTGTATACAGATACAATACCTTCTCCGATTCTTCGTAAGGTATTTAAGTCTATCCCTCGTTCTGCTGGGAAACCGAAACTCTCTGAGAAGAAGTCTAATAGATTATCTGGGGCCTTATCTGGCTTTCTGTTGTACTCCATAACAAATACTTCAGATCTATATAGATCCATCATATTCCCTATGGACAGACAAAGGCGGTTTAGGTCTCCAGATCCTTGTTCATCTAAGGCCTTAGTTTCTTCTGGGAAAAGTTGGTATACTGAGTTGGCTGATTGCCAGTCTTTGTACGACAGAGCAAATCCGATGTTTGATCCAGTCTGCTCTGTATATAGTCCGGTGCTTGTGTCTTTGATGAAAATCGTATAATAGAAATAGCGGTTTTCTTCTAGGTCATTATCCTCTAGTGTGACTACAGAATCTGCAGTACTATCAAGCACTAAGGTCCCTTCATCAGGGGTCTTAGGGTATGTAGTTAATGCACGTCTGATTATCACACGTTCATCTACCTGTAAAGTTCCAGATAAAGACCATGATGCTTTAATAGAATTCGGCTTAAAATTAGTTTCAACACTAAATGAAGTGATTTCTGTCATGTTATCCTATTAAAGCAAACTAGAGAGACAGTTTACTTAGAAGCAGCTAACTCGGAAGTCTCTGCAACTTCTTGTTCTTGCTCTGCTTTTGATTCAATTTTCTTAAGTAGAAGACCTTCTTCTACATTAAGCATTACTGAATCAGTTCCAGGGAAATATTCCCCTTTGATCGAATTTACATATGCACCTAGAGCTCCCTTAAGAGATTCTAGATCTTTTTGTAAGTCTTGCATCTTGGCATTATTTAATTCTGCCCTCAGTTTCATGTTTTGTACTGTAAGTGCATGAGTTTCTGAGAGTTTCTTGGACTCGTATTCTGGTTCTTTTGGTGTTTCTTTTTCAGTCATTTTTAGTATCCTTTCTATGTAAATCTATCAAATGTCTGTTAGTTAGTCAACATAGGTTATTGCATACAACTATTACTTAAAAACTCGAATCAAGGGTTATTTTGTTAGCCACTCTTAATGTGCCGGGTACCACCGGCTGTAAGCTCCACGACCTATAATATCGCTCGTGTTCGTTCCGGTTCCGGTGATCTTTACAATAAAGCTGGAACTCAGAGTAATCACTTGTTCGATATAAACTACCGTCTGAGTCAGCACGGCTTGGTCGGATTCAAAAACCGCCCAACCTTTAACGACGTCCGAAGCCGATTTATGCAGGTAGCACTTCAGCTTCCAACGAGCCGATCCAAACGCCAAGGAACCTGTATTGATACTGGCCGCACCATTCACGAAAAGTTTAATTCTCTTGTTCGTTGCAGTCGTCATCGTACCGAACCATTCGAACTCAATGGCGTCTCCATTGTTGACGAGCATGTTGGCGGGAACGGTGAAAGACTGCAGATCCGTTTCAGCCGTGGTGATGTTATTCGCTTCAGCGACAATTGTTTTAAATTGTCCGCCTACTCCCACAGTCGTCGAACTGGAAGCTCCAATTGTAATAAGTCCAGCATCAGAAATTCTTAAAAATTGATTGGCCGCTATGTCGGTTCCTCTTGCGATTACGAATTGATCGCTAGCACTGGCTTCTTGTCCTACTATCCAAAATTTTGATGTAGTTGTGTTTCCAAAACGTGTAAAGGTCGTCCCACCAGGTGAGGCTATGACAACACTCGCTGCCGCCCCAGATAGAAGTGAATTTATAGACACTTGACTACCGATCGACCCACTGTTGTTTAATATCAAGTTTGTAAACGATGAAGCGCCAGAGTTGGAATTTCCTAAGGTTAGTCTAGAAGTAGTGTCCGCATTGATATTAATTGAAAGACTGCCATTAATTACATGCGCCTGGGTGGAAGCAGCAGCCCCAATTGTAATAAGTCCAGTTGTTTCCGCTACTGACAAAACAGTTGTCGAACTTTGTCTTAGGTTTATTCGATTTGGTAGTGTCGCATGACTAGGGCCGAAAACTTGTAGGTTTCCACCGCTATTGGAGCTACCGCTACTGCTGTAAGCTACAGAGCCGTCGTTTACGGCGCTGAGTACAGAAGATGAGCCTCCTGATGAAGTGCCTAAAACAATAAACCCATTACCTGATGATTCGCCAATCTCCGCCGCTCTTATAGAGTTAGCTGCAATTGTTACTCGATTGGCGAAACTTGTGTATATGCCCAACGCTGGAATTGACGAGCTAGTTGGAATAAATGACGCAGCAGTGTTAGATAAGGTGGAAGTAAGACTGCCGTTAATTACATGCGCCTGGGTGGCAGCAGCAGCTCCAAGTGTCCAAGCCCCCGCAGATGTAATACTTCCTTTTACAATGCTATTTGTAGTGAAGCTAATAGGAAAGGCATCATTTGTACCAATTGTAATGGTACCGCCGAAGGTATTACCACCGTTATTAATATTACCAGCTTCCGTTCCAGCTGAATCTAATTTATATAAGTTTCCATCTGATTTGAAATAAAGTCTATTTCTACTAGCAGCAGGGTTGGAAGGTTTAGCAATTTGAGCTAAGTCTAATGCACCTGATAATCCGGTGGCATTTGAACTAGTAGAGTTAATGAACCAGTCACCCGTGAATGAAAAGTTATCAGAAAGAAAAGCATTATTGGTGCCGCCAGTTACTGGATCTCCAGCAAACCCCATTCGTCTGGTAATCGTAGAACCTACAAACTTCGTAGCAATATTACTATAGTAATTATAAACAAAAGGAGCTGTAAATGCTGCCCCAGTATTGGCAGTAGCCCTGATACCTTCTATAGAACCTGTTGCTGCGGATGTGCCAGCTATCGGTATTCCTACACCTACTTGAGTCGCTCCAGTTAAAGGGTTAGTTTCGCCCACTCTTAAAACAAAGGATGAGGAAGCCGTGCCGCCAATACCTGCATTTTGTGTAATATTAAATGTTCCAGTTGCTGTCCATAGTGTTGCAGAATCGTCCCAGCCTAATTTTATGGCGGTTGCAGATCTTAGTTCAATATCATTAGCTTTTGTTGCGTGTGTTTGACCATAGAGATGGATATTTCCCGCACTCGACGAGCTATTTCCACCTGTTATGGCGGTGACTCCATTAGTTACTTGATTTAGAATTATACCTTTATTCCCGGAGGTGGCGTGTAATCCTATCCAGGTATCTGTACCATTTGATGAAAAAGTAGCTGCAGCTAAGCTATTAGAAGAAATACCTGGTACTCCGGTACCATGTAAATACATTCCATTTGCCGGTATAGTGGCACTAGTTGGAATCAAAGAAGCTGCAGTCACGCTACCAGAAGCTACTAAAGTAGTCAGTCCAGTTACAGCACCAGTATCGCTAATAGTTACTAGTGAATCTTGAGCCAGTTTACCAGTAGTTAAGTTATACCTAACTACTGCATTATCGGTAGCTGAGGCTGGTCCAGTTACTTTATTACTGAACTGTGTTTGAATAGAAGAAGTGACTCCATCCAAATAGCCATATTCAGTATTACTTACTGATCCATCATGAATCTTAGCAGCGTCAATCGCAGCACCAGCTTTAATATCAGCATTTTCAATGTTAGTAATTGTATTGGTGTCAGCGTCTATAGATGCTCCAGCCACAATCCCTGCGTCACTGATAGTGACCGTAGAGTTTTGAGTAGTCTGGCCGGTCGTACCATCCCATCGAACAACAGCATTGTCTGTAGATGCTCCTGGTCCATGTACATCAGAACCAGAGTCATCTAAATCAATTGTTACGCCATTCTCTCTTTTACGGAATTTATTTAATGTGGAATTATACCAGAGACTCCCATTGTCAGGAGTTGAGGGGTCCGCGGGGGTCGATTTGATTACGATACCTTTACGGACTTTCCAAAAATCATTACTAGCCATTGTCTACTCCTTCGTTTCCATTTCCACAAAGGAGGGCTCTAGATAAATTTCTAGGCCCACACTCTTAGAATTTATTAGGCAAGATATCGTTTGATATCAGATCTCATTGTTTTAGCCCCGGCGCTGGTCGTATAGCTGAGCTCTACATCACCTCCATTAAGAGCGGCAGTCCAGGTAACTCCAACATCATCGGTTTCACTCATTTCGTCAGTTAAGCTTGTTGCGCCTGAAGCTACAGAAACAAGATTGTCTCCAACAACCATAATCTTTCCAACTCTTCTTTCGTTTCCAGAAAGAATGGTGTACTCAATTGTAATTGCTTTAACTACAGTACTGTCAAATGTAAATGCTGATGCTACAGCAGTAGTAGATGCAGTAAGGGTCTGAGAATGGTTATATTCTTCTTCTACATAATTAGTTAAGTTTCCATCGCCTCTTCTCCAGAGATCAGCAATAGTCATTCCACCTGCATCGGACAGTATAGAAGTACTGTCTTGTAGTAATTTTCCAGTGGTAGAGTCATATCTAGCAATAGCATTGTCAGTTGCGGAAGCTGGGCCTGTTACCTTGGCGTTTAATTGAGTTTGAATAGCAGATGTAACACCATCAAGATATGCAAACTCAGTATTACTTACTGAACCGTTATGGATCTTTGCGGCATCAATAGCTGCTGAAGCGTTAATATCAGCATTCACTAAAGATCCTGCAATAATATCTGCAGTGAGTGAAGGCGTGCCATCAACATAAGTTAGCGATACTTTTGAACTATCTGCAACCATTGCGCCAATTGCGTCTTGAGCCCGTTCATCTGTGAAGTATACATTAGTTCCTTCAGCAATATCATCGGCATCTAAAACTACAATTCCAGTTTGTCCGTTAACAGAAGCTACTGCATCTGTCGTATCAGACTTTTCCCATGTTCCAGAAGAATTGTAAATTGCATAGTCTCCTACATCAAATGAAATAGATCCTGATCCTAGATTTTGGGAACCCGCTACACTGACTCTATAAACTTGTCCCGCGTCTCCTGTTCCATCAGAAAGGGCAGGGCTATTAGTAGTTGCATTCCAAACACCTTCGTAGGTCATGATCGAACTGGGTAATTGAGATACAGGAACTTTTCCGCCACCGTCTAGTGTTGCAATACCATTGTTTGCACCTAGTTGGTTAAATCGAAGCGCATCACCGTTAATTGCAGGAGCAGCTAGATTAGTTAACTTAAAGCCGCCCATCGATTGATCTGCTGTAAAAGCTACTGAACCATCTTTTTTAATGACAGCTGAGTCTAAAGCTCTTGCTGTGATTTGCGTCTGAATAGAAGAAGTGACTCCATCCAAATAGCCATATTCAGTATTACTTACTGATCCATCATGAATCTTAGCAGCGTCAATCGCAGCAGAAGCATTAATATCAGCATTGACAATTACGCCAGCACTGATCGAGAATACTCCGGCATTCGAAACATCAACATCCCCGGAAGGGTTTACACTAGTAGCAACGTTAGATGCATTACCTACTAGGATGTTTCCATCGGTTAAAGTAGTAGTTTGTTTGGCATTTAATTGAGTTTGAATAGCAGAAGTGACTCCATCCAAATAGCCATATTCAGTATTACTTACTGATCCATCATGAATCTTAGCAGCGTCGATAGCTGCACCAGCTTTAATATCAGCATTTTCAATGTTAGTAATAGTGTTTGAATCAGCGTCTATAGTCTTGTTAGTAAGAGTTTGAGCCAATGCTAAAGCAACTAAAGTATCGGTGGTATTAGGTAAAGTAAGTGATCTATTAGCAGTTTGAGAACTGACTAAAGTCATCTTGGTCGATGCAGTAGCGCCACCTAAAGAGAATTCAATTTCTTTACTGGCATCACCATTATCTTGAACTCTGAATAAGTTGTCCGCAAAAGTGCTTGACCCACCAGCAGAAGCTAAAGTGTAAAGTTCTGCTAAAGCGCCTTCAACGTCAGTTGAAGTGAAACTGGCTGCGGTATCGAAAATACCGATTTGGGAAGCACCTTCTCCAGAGGAAGTGCTTGATAGAAACGATCTATCAGCAATAGTAGCATACCCGGCATCATCCCGTATTCTAAATACGTTGTCCGTTGAATTGTAGTATATGAGACCTTGTTCTCCTGTTGGATCTGAAGCTTTGACGCCTACCCTAACAGGCTGCTGAAACTTGTGTACGTTAGCCATGAGATTTTTCCCCTATGTGATTATATGATTGTGTAAAGTACCTATTTATGATACCATGAATAGCTTAAGAATTGGTCCATCTACGGGTTGCAAATCTCAAGATTGAGCTAAATCCAGTACTTGTAGATGTATATCGTAGATTTACATCACTGCCGTTTATTACAGCAAAGAAATTTATACCCAAACTATCTGTAGAACTGAAGTCATTTGTAACAGATGCGGCTATCTGGTTGTTAGTAACCACCAGAGTTCCAGCTTGAGTCTCGCCATCTCTCTCTAAAGAGTAGTCCATAAACACATGTTTATAGTCAGACGAGTCATACGAATGAAAGGTCGCTGCAGATGTTTGATTGTCTAAAAGTGGTGTTTCTGGGCTAAGTACTTGAATTTCCATGCCATTTAGATTAATAGCCCCTACTGCTGCATTCCACTGAAACCTTGAGTCTGCTGCAAAGTCACCATCATCATTATATTGGATTTCTCTATTATTTCCAGCTGCTGCAAGCAGATTTCCGCCAGTTCCAGAATAACTAGGAATGCCCGCAGGGCCACCTATAGTATCCGACCAGCGTTGTGTATAGTACTTGAGCTTCCCGTTTGGACCTAAATTGTCTGATAGGTACTCTAGGACTAGATCAGACCCAGATATACTGCCTTGGAACTCTATACCAGAGGCTCCTGGGGATGTACTAGCTACGGATACATCTACAAGTGTTCCATCCGTAGACATGAATATTTGACCTGTTTCATGTGTAGCTCCTCTAGTAATAGAGAAGTTTATAATCATGTGCTCACTGCCAGCATAGGGTACAGAGAAGATCTCTCCGACAAAATTATTAATGATATCAAGAGCTTGGATAGAACCAAGTTCCCAGAAGCTAGAGCCGTTAAATAGTCTAACAACATTATTAACCTTCCACTCAGTACCATCAAACTGTGCTGTCTGATTGGCAAAGAAGGCTCCTTTTGTAGCTGTGACCATATCTCCGTCTGTTGGGTCTTCGTCTAATGTAGAGCTAGGGCCAAAGAAGTCTTGTGCACTCCAGGCTGCGTTAACTCCAATACCAGAGAGTAGATAAACCCTGTTATTTCCACTATTTAGGTTAGTGAACAAGATTAGATCCCCGTTTGAGGCTACTACATCGTCAATAGTGATAGATGGTCCTGAGGGTAGTGATGTTGATACTGGGTCAATGAAAGTTACTTTAATGTGGCGAGGTGGGTTGTTTTCTAAGAATAGAAGACGTGCATCGCTATCATTTACAGCAGCTTCAATTTCAGTCCAGATCGTCTCTATTTGTGTGAAATATGGATCTAGATTCTCAGGAATTCTTGTAATTATTAGGCTCATTAAGAAGTTCCCCCGATAGCATTAATCACTAGATCTGTGTCTGTGTCGATCTGCAGAATCTGAATATCTGAAGGAATAAGGTCTCCAACTAATTCAGATACATTAAAATGGAACTCATCTCCATTTTCGCCGTTAGAATCTATTACGGTAGAAAACACAATCGTCTCAGCGTCATCTTCATAGTTAAAAGATACTTCAAACTCATCATCATGTGATGGAGCATTTGGAAGTCCATCCACGGTAAAGTGTCCTGTGGCCGAGACGTAATCATTTACTCTTCTGACAATGCCTTCATTACTTCCCGTCAGGAATTTAACGACAGATCCATTGTAGTAATCATCTCCCTTTCCAATGAGTAGAGACGACTCAAACTCCGTACTTGTTGCGGGGAATAAAGATGTGTTCACCGCAGAATCAGATCCCATTATATACTTTGGAGAACATATATAAGCGTCTGAAGCTGAAGGTTCTGTAGTGATAGAGCTAGGTCCACCAAGAGTAAATATACCCGATACTCCAGTGTAGTCTAGAACGGTAGTCACTTCGTACTGTCCATTTCCATCAGTTAAGATATATTGGTATCCATTAAACGCATCATCAGCGTATACGCCAGCTAGAGCTGAATCGGTCACACTATTGAGTGTTCCACTTCCGTAGGTATAGGAAGTAATCGTACCCGTAGTTGCTGGTGCTGTGTTAGCCAGTGGGTTAGTGCCAAACTGATTTGTTTCAGGTCGGTAGATTCTATACTCATCTCCCGCAGAAGTCACTGCGCCTAGTCCACTTGCTACTGAGACCGAGCTTCCAGTATTGGCTACAATATTAAAGACATCGCTTCTTAATGTATTTGGATTTAATTTATAGCCGACTAATCTCTCTACTACTTCATAAGCACCGTCAGCTGGAGTTCCAGCGGTTACAGTAATTGTGTCTTGTGTGTTAGACGCAATGAGGAAGAACGTTCCTGCAGAATCAATAAGAGTCTGTCCAGCAAATACGTTAGGCTGGAAATATTGATTAGAGTCTTGTAAGAAAGTTGACCCTGCATCTGTACTTGTGCCAGACTCTAATGTTAGATCTAGGTTTGGGTCGGTAATAGTTGTGTCATTTAATGTAGCAGAGTTTCCGATAATACCTTTTTGTAAAATATAGTCAGTATCTGTGTGCATGAAAATCTTATACTCATAGTTCCTGGCTGGATTTCTGATGACAGTCCCTCTGGAACTCAGGTGTGCGGTACCGGCATTTGAATCAAGTAATTCATACATAGCTGGCTTTAGAGTAAATTTGTTTATCTTAACTTTACTTATTCCTGCAACACTCTCTAGATATTCATTGAAGTCGAATAAGTCGCTGTCAAACCCAGTTGATTTTAATAAAACTGGGCGGCCAAATTCCATATTATCAAAGTCAAATAAATCGTTTACGGCCGATGTAATAGCTATGACAACTTCAGACTGTTTGGATGTATCTTCAACAAAAACTTTCAGGGAGATTTGAACTGGCTGGTATATTGGGTCTTTAGCAAAAATAGTTGTCTTTGCCATTTTTTTATCGTCAAAGAAAGCAACTACGGAATTCTTGAGCGTGGTGCTTGGGAATCCGCCACCGTCTGGGGCAACATGTATTACTACATCAAAGTTACCTTCACCGGCTCTTGCCAGAGCCTTTGCTACTCCTGTAACAGTCTTAGCTAGAATAGAGTGGTCCATCAAAGACACGGCTCTATTTAGAGCGGATAGGCTGGCTGGAGCATTAATCTTTATTTCTTCTAGAGACTCTCTAGGGCCACCTCCAGTCATTTGGGAATCATTAGATACAGCCAGTACTCCAGTTCTAGAACTGATTAGTTGTATTACTGTGTCAATATTTAAGTTGCCATTATTTTGTAGAGCTCTCTGATCTTCATCAGCAAGTACTCTATAGGTAGCGTGGATCACTGATCCATCTCCTGGTATTACTCCAAACTCGCCATTTCCAAATGTAATGACGGTCTCATCAGAATCGCTGGTCCTACTCGTATAAACTTTGTCTGTAGATTGGGCTGTAGATAGTGTTGCGGTAACGTCATATAAGTCACCGTCAACTGTAACAACTAATTCACTATTGTCATTAATCTCGGCTATAGTCCTAGATAAAATTACATTCTTTCTACTCAGTGTGTATGATTGGAAAGGCGAGCCGCTGCCTATAGCTAGAGGGCCAATTCCAGAAGTAGTTTCTGCAATTGTTTCACCTTCTGTTACATCGAGCGTAATATTCGCTGTATTAAATAAAATGCTCTCAGAGTCGTTAGTTTCAAAAATAATTCCGTTGCCGTTACTTACTTGAAATCCTTTGAGTAGTGGAGTTCCATAATCAAACGTGCCCACATCTAGAGATAATGTTATTTCTCCTGTGGCTGGGCTAGGATTTCCAGGAAAATAATTAATCAGTGCCGCTAATTCAATGGCAGCTTGGCGATCTTTTGTAGTAGACAGAAAATTATCTTGTGTTTGTCTGTCAATATAAAAGTGTAAGTTATCTCCAAGATACGCTACAATTTCTGCGATTGCAGCAGCGAAAGAACCTTCGTTATAGTCACTCCAAATGTCCGAGAAGTTAGCTTGACTATACTCGAAAAACGCTTGTCTTAGCCCTTGGAAATCACGAGTGCTTAAGTTTACTTCAGAATTTAATATTAAATTTGACATAATTAATCCAGGTAAAATGGGAAAACAAGATTTTGTTCTACGTTTTCCGGTATTACAGTAAAGCTGATTTTAATAAAAACAACTCGTTCATTATTTGGTGACGATTCCACGTTTACTTGTAGGTCTGAAATTCTCGGTTCCCCAGTTTCCACAGTCCTGAGGATCTCTTGGGCTAGTAATGACCTTAGCTGGGGGCTATTAGATTCATGTTTAAAGTCCATCAATCTAGACCCAATAAGTGGGCTATGGACTCTTTCGCCGATCCTAGTATGTAGCAAGAAGATTATAGAGTCTCTGACCTGGTCAGTATTGTCTCTGTTTTTAGAGAAATCGCCGTCTTTTCCAACACTTAGCGGGTATTTGAGACCTCTCCCTAAAAAAGCTTTGCTTATTGACATTATACTCTCCATTCTACCATATATTACTACTTTACTTTGCTGATATCGCTCAATTGCCCTGACCCCATGGATGATGTCGGAGGTGATGTAGTGGTTGTAGGGCCCGGACTTCCTGGAATATAATTATGAACATGGGAATTAAAAAGGCTCTTGAAGCTATCCCCTAAAACGATTGGCTCTGTTGCGCCTTCACCTAGTTCTATGGCTTCTGCATCTAGGATGATTTTGTTGCCATCCTTACGTAAGATTATCTTAATGGGGGGGTCTGAGGACTCTGAGGCGGCACTTGGGCTGTTCCAAAGAGCCAGTTCTCGGGCTCTCCGAGCCACTAACCCCCTTGAAACTACCCCGCGTGCTAGCCTCCAGCTAGCGAATTCAGCGGCAGACTGGGTATACTTACCCGCATTAAGTAACTTAAGTTGGTTACTTTCCGCAAAGTTTGGAATTCCGATATTATATACCAGAGACATTAGAGCATTGAACTGGTTCTGGTTTAACGGTACTTTCACCAGAGCTGATAGAGATGTCTCGAAGTCTGTCTTATCTACAGCAAACAAATCATCTGCTTGGGTTTCGTCAATAACCTGTCCTTCGTATACATCTGGCCCGGTGTGGCCATATCCAATTGTCCATACATCCTTAATAGTGGCTCCGGTTTTCGGGTGAACCCCTACAGTGAGCTGGTATGCATTTAGCTTCAAACCACCCTCTTCTAGTTTCATAAATGCTTCGCCTTTAGCATCTAGTGTAGCAGGGCCTGGTACTAGAACATTGGCAGTGGTATTAGTTCCCTTGATTTGAATGTGTATTTCATTGATGGAATCATCGAGGCTTACTTCTAAATTATTGGCAGTTTTAATGCTTCTATTTAGAGGGGAGGCATTCTTAGCGGACACATGGGGCTCAGAAGACTTCAAGAACGATCCTATATAGATAGGAGAATTGGGATCTCCTTCCTCAAATGCAATCCATACTTGAGACCCTACTGTTGGTACAGTAAATACTTCGTTACTAGGAAAGGAAGGTTCTGCCCAAGTAGGGTGTACTTGTTGGTTCCAAATAGTTGGAATCTTTACTTTAATTCTGCCTCTGGACTCTGGGTCTGTATTAACAGCCACTAGTCCCTTGTAGAGCCCGAATAAATATCTTCTGCCTTCTTGTCTTATCCCAGCCATGGTTACCGGCCTTTCGCCACATCAGGTATTATACGGCCTAGTTTATTAGGCTTTTTCTGTTGTGTCTTGTTAATTTTCTGTTGAAATTTCTTAATGTCTGATCTAAAGAATGGGTTTTCTGGTGACGCAGCCATTAATTTTAACGTAGTAAAGTAATTATTCGGGGTAATATCGTGTTCCACTGACTGTACATACCAAGTGCCACTGTAGTTTTTGGGCATATTACCGGCTATGTTAACTAAATTACCATGTCGTATCAATGGGTTACCGAAAATCTTTACAGTTGCAGTGGTCTCTTTCAGCGTCAAATCAGTAAGTTTTTGTCTCAAGATAGCCTGGCCTGCTTTTTCCATTGCTGAAGGTGAAGGCTGTTGTAGAATTGTAGATACTTCTTGCTGTGTGAAAAATGAGGGTTTGCTAAAGAAAGTCTCAACTCGTTCACTTATGATAGCATCATTTAAAACTTCCTCTGCTTTTCCAATTGGTATGTTCAATTGTTTTGAGTATTCTGTGGACAGAGGAGCCGGTCTAAAAGGGACAGTCGGCTGTCCTGAATCGATATCTAGTGATATAAGTAAAATCTGGCTCAACTCACTAGCTAAAACTTGGCTGACATCTACGACTCCCGTTCTTTTATCTTGTGTAGGGACCTTATAGGCAACACCTTCTACTGCAAGTTTTCTCTGAATCGACATATCTAACAACGGGACCACTCTTAAATCTTCCTTAGACTTTACATCAAATACGGTTTTATCAGAACCTCTTAATATTGTAGCGGCAATTTTATCTCTTGAAGGCATCTTCCGAGCTCCGAAAAATAAGCGTCGGTTTTCGACATAAAAAACACTGCCCGTTTCTTCGGCAAGATATTTGAGGTATGAGGCTAAAGACTCTCTGGGAATAGCTAAGTTTCCGCCTAGTTCAACAATTGTATTACCTTGCGCGTCTTCGAAAATAACTCTTCCCGATTCATCTAACTCAAGGCCCCCAATGCGGGCAATTTCCATGAGTGCGGCTTTAAAAGGTGTTTTCTCAGCAGCACCAGCTCCTCTTCCATCAGATAGTTTAGTGTCTAACAGTATGGATGTTATGAATCTGTCTAAATCAGCAGACCGATCATACGCTGTAACAGTCAAGGTACTCATTGATGAATTAAACTTGGGCTCTATCTTAACAATTCTGAATTCTCTTTCCACTAAGTCTGGTTGGACTTTTTGGCCCTTGTCGCCAATGATCCATCCATACCTTATATACAAGAGGTCATCCACTTCAATTTCCTTGCTATCACTTAAAAAGCCTTGAAGCTCGGGGACTTGATCGATGAAGGTAAAGGATACTATATCTTTTCTACCCTTACGATTTTTGTCGATATCATCTCCATCGCTTTCTTCGAAACGAAAATTTACCAGACGGGTATCTAAGATTGATCCACCAGAGCCCCCAAAGATATGTGACTTTCTAATATTTTTAGAATTAGTACTCGCATTTTTTCCAATTAATAATTCTAAATATGGTCTCATTATCTTAGTGACTCAAAATCATTCTTAAGCGATGGCAGTATTGAGTTAAATAGTGTTTGTGGGGAAGGGACGATTATAGTATCTAAGCTTTTTAATTCTTCAAACGGCAGTTTTAAATTGTTGAATTCTGCTATAACCCAATCATAGTGTGAGGTGCCATAAAGGTTGAAGCTCAAGGTATCTAATCGATCAGAGTCTTTTAGTCTGATAGTTATATTATCAGGATAGTCCGTTTTTTGAATTACCTTGAAATAAGGGATTCGCACGACAGGGCCGTCTTGTTCAAGCGGTTTATACTGATACCGACTGCCTTCAAATATAAGTGCCATTAAAATCTCCCGAATTGATTGTTCTTGCCTACTTGAAATAAGGTAATTTGAACTTCGGCAAACATTGTTCTGAGTTGTTGGTCCCAGAATTTTTTGTTTACTTGTATATTTTCTATGTAAAAATTCATCCCTTCATACACAGGGTATCCAAGTAACTTAACTGGTGAATGTGTAGTATTTCCATCTTTAGGAACTTGCATTTTAAACAGGTCTGAAATTTGTTTGTCTACGTTTAGGTAGTTTGTACTTTGCTGTGGAGTTGGGTACTCTGGTTTACTCGATATACTACCTATTACATCCTGGATAGTCTGTATGCCTCTTATTATATTGGCTGAAAACGGCACCAAAGATGTTGCAGCAGATATGAAAGTGCTTGAGTTTCCACCAGAAAAGTTTAACCCTGCTGTACCTGGCTTTGCCATCCCATGAAGCAGTAGAGTAAAAGTCACAGTCCGGCCCTTTGTTCCAGATACAATAGATCTTGGCAAGTTGTTGTTTATCAGTTGAACTTTATCTATGTTCAACGCAACTGACTCACTGATAGACTCTGGGTTAATAGAGCAAACAATTGATAAAGCACTCGGGTCTTTTTGAGTTATATCTGACAAGGGTACTTGTTGAATCGTCACTTTGTTTGCAGGATATTTTGTAAAATCGTATGCCATATTACCTCTTAGGGCGGTAGGATAAATCCGAGTCGTTCAGTCTCTGTCTTATTTATTTGGTTAACTGTGTTTGAGACAACCTTACCATCAAGCATGACGTTATTATTTATGTCAATAGGTCTGTTGCCTAGTTTATTAAGATCCTGGCGCATTTCTTGAAAAGAATCTACTAAATCTAGTAGACTACTGTTCATTGAACTTTCTCCAGAAACTCTTGTCATTGAAGAAGTTTCTTGCTGTACAGGCAGGGTATTCTTCTGAAGTTGTTCTCCAGAGTCTGTTAGGCCACTTAATCCAGCAAATGTTAGGCCGAATCCGCCGAGAGCTCCTGCAATAGCTCCTGGGATACCGCCCAGAGCAAATCCCGCTACGGCCCCTACAATTCCTGAAATTAAAGAAACAATGAGGATTAAAGAGTTTATAATTGTCCCTAGAGTAACCCCTAGCATTTTAGCCCCTTGTCCAAATCTATCCATAAAGTGGGGGAGTTCATTTATTGATAGTAAAAGCCCTAAGATTCCGCCCAGTGCAAGTCCAAGTAGTGCAATACTGGCTGGATTAGTGGCTGCCTGTAGTATTTTTAAATTTAATGCGAAAAGGCCCGTTGCTGAGCTTGCAGCAGCCAGTCCAGTAGTCAGTTTTCCTACAGATAGGCCGAGGAGTGCTACTGATGACGCCCCGAAAATTATTAAGCCGAATACACCTAAAAGTGCTCCCCCAAATAATGTAGTCAGTACAATTCCAGTAGTAAAATTTGGGAATGCTGCAATAAATTTTACTAGGCCAAGTCCGATTTGTACTACGATCTTTAAAACGGAACTGGCTATTTTTGCAAGACTGACAAATGTTTTGTTTAAAGCTGCAATAAATTTTTCGTCGTCTTTAAGCTTTGTGAGCTCTGCTCCTAAAGTCTGGAATACAGGGGTAAGACTCTCTAGAGCAGGTAAGAATGCTCTGTTTATTAAATCCTGTAAGTTTTGGAAAGCTCTAGTGGCAATAAACACGAAACTTCCACCTAGGCCCTCTGGACCGAAGATGCCGCCAAATCTTTGATCTAAAAATCCTAGTACTATATTAAATTTTTCAGCATCATTCGCTGCGGAGGAAAATGCATCTTTAATGGATTGTGGCACAGTTGTATTTAATAGTCTATTAACAGAACTTAAGTCCTGAAATATGTTCGCAATACTGGCCAGTGCTCTAGGACGTTCAATTGAGGATAGGGAGGAAATAGCCGCAGCAATATTTACAATCCCTGAATTCTGTGCGCCCTTTACTTTTTTGAAAACTTGGTCGGCAGTTAGACCTACTCCAAGTAATCTTCTGGACATATCAACAATTGATTGTGTAGATAGGTCCGTAGATGTAGCAAGGCGATTAACTTCTTGTTTTGCAAAAGTGAACGATTTTCCTGTAGCAACCCTTAAGAAGGCCAGAGATTTCTCAAACTCTCCTGCAGATTTTACACCAGCAGTGAAGGCACCGACTATCCCTCCTACGATTCCAAAACCCAAAGAGGCGAAAGTAGTTGCAAATTTAGTTATGACGAATAGTGATGATTGTATGGCTAATAAACTACCCAGAGATCCCTCAGAGGATCTTTTCAGCCTGTCTACAGCATTGGAGGCATTCCCCAGTGCGCGAGCGGCTTGGTTGGCAGCTTGGTTTACGTTGCCATTAATAGTAATATTTATACCAAGCTCTAGATTTTCCACTTTTGATACACCTGCTATTTTTTACGGCTTTTGTTTAGTTCCTGGTTCTCAAAAGTCTTTTGCTCTTTTAAAAATTCCTGGAACAACATCCGCTTTTTTACGGGCATTTTATAGACATCACTTATGGGAGTGTGCATGTGGTAAGAAATGTCGAAAGCTGCCTTGTCCAAAGTCGTAGCTCCCATATCTAGTGTAAGGGAGTATGTATCTTTCCCGTAATCGGATGACGTTAGTCTACGTCCTCCGTTAAGCAAAAAAAATTCTGGTCAAACGGCAGTTGTATTTTCATTTCATGCCTGCAATGATAGCAACTAAAGTCTATCATTGTTTCGGCATCCCCCTCAGATTTTCTCATAAATTCACGGAGAAATTTTCGGTCTTCCCCCGGCAAAGATTTGACTACCATTTTAGGGTATTCAACACCTTCTTTAGTCAGTTCAATAATTCTGTACATGAGTAACTGCGAGACTTTGTCTTTGGCACCCTTTTGAATCTTTTGTAGACTTCCTTGGTCTTTTCCTTGATTCTTCTTGAATCTGACAGAAACACCGGTATTTGGTAACTCTATAGTCTCTTCAAGTGATTTAGGGTTACTTGATCCTTGGAATTTCAAGGAACTAAGTTCTAGATTAACTCTGGAAATTTTTTGGCACGCTTGGTTTGAACAAAGTTGATCAAACTTGAATGTATCTCCATATGTCAATGACCGGGTCTGTACTAGTAAATACAGTTGATCCACCATTAATAAATCGGAGACAAATTTCTGTGTGGGTTTGTCTTTAAGCTTACACACTCTATTTAGAATATTAGTGATTGTGGTGCCGTTCTTTGACTCAGTTTCATCTAAAAGGATATCTTCTTCTTCTCCAGAAAGTTCTCTTACGTTAACTGCTCTATGCAGTACTCCGTCAGAATCTAAGTACCCATTGGGAAGTTCAACTTCCTTTTCTCGGTACTGAAATAATTGTGAAATAGGTTCCATTTATTTTCCTTTCTTAGACAAGAATTCCAGCAAGAGAGGTAGTGTCTACTGCGAAATCCGATAAAATTCCAGAACATGATAGTGTGATAGACTCAAAGCTTAGTTCACTACGGGATGCATCTAAGTTACTGATATTGTAACCCTTTACCCATGCTTCTGTCAACACCCATTTTTTCATTACAATGCCTGCTACGGATAGCTGGCTAATAGTTACATCAACCTTATAAGTGTGTGGAAGTACTACACTTTGTTGTTTAGATTGGTGGCCAAACTCAGTTTGCTGTGAATATTCGTCATAGATAGCTACGGCATGATTAGCCCAGTCGTATAACTGTGCTGACCTACTCATGCCTCGACGAAGAGTCACATCATGATAGTCTGTTCCTAGATACAATTCGGCAGACTGGAAAGTGCCTCCAGAGATGTACTTCTGGACTCTGTGGGTAAAACCCATTCCTTCTACGGCAGAGAAATTCACGGACCCAAATCCTGGTATTTCTACTAAGAATTTGTAGGATGGAATTATATCATCGAAAGTCTCGAATACTGGCATTATATGTCCACACCTATTCTAGAAAAACCTTCATGAGCTAAAGTGAGTTGCTCGATTGCGTAAGCTGAAGTATTCGCATCTAAGTTGTTGATCTTATAAGATTTAATCCAAGCATTCTTCACAAAGAATTGAACCCTGTCGTTCCCATCATGATCCATTAAAGTGATTATAATAGTAAATTTATAAATTGGGGATGATATTCCAAATGCACCTGCGGTGGGTTCGAATACTAATCCCAGCGAAGCCCATGTAGTAAAGTCAGCTTTATAGATGTGTTCGATAACTAGATCATCATACTGGGTCAACCCTTTTTGTTTTCTAAGAGTATCGCCCTCAGCTCCGCCTCTATATGTAACTACGTCTGTCGTACTGGAAAGTCCATCAATTTTGGAAGCTTGTCCAATGGATAATCCTTGTACGTCTAGTCTGAACATGAAACCTGGAATTGCGCCAGGAACTGTAGAAGTAAGTTTAGGCATGATGTTAAACTGAATTGGGACAGATTGGGACAGAATATAGAGTCTTTCTGTCCCAATAATATTTAGAAAGGTCTGTTAGGACTTCTTGGCGTAGCGTAGGCCTTCATGCTTCAAAGTCAAAGTAGAGAACTGTAGTGCTGAAGAGTTGGAATCATAAGAATCGATTTCAACAGAACTGACCCAAGCATTTTCTAATGTCCATTCAAGAACATCGGCACCGCTTTGGTCCATTTGAACAATTCGAACTTCTCCATAAACATACTGGGAAGCTTGTGCAGTACCAGATTCAATGTTGAATGTGGTAAGAGCTTCTTGTATAGCGACTCCGTCTCGAAGTAACCCTTGTTTTAAGGTTACATCTTGAAAGGTAGTTAAGCCTCTGAGTTTATGCTGTCGAGTTGCTTCGTCGCCATTTCTGTAAAGGATTTCTTCAGTTTCCTGTTTTAATCCTGAAATTTCGGAAAATCCGATTGACAAGTCGCCTAGTACTACTCGAAATGTAAAAGCAGGTAGACTGCCATCTGATGCATTCATTTTTGCCATGTTAAATATCTCCTATTATACTAAACCTTGTGATGCGAGTTCGGCGTTTAAGGCTCTCTTGTCGACCGTGAACTCAAGGACGATCATCTCCGCTGGTTGTAGAGCTGCAAGACCAATCTTTACATTCACTTGTCGTTTATTAACAGATGAAGGTGGGTTATTGCTATCATTCACTATTACAAAGAATGCATCAGAAGCTTTAGTTCCTCTTAGTCCACCTTTTCTCCAAAGGTCTAGTAAAAAGGAAGAATAGCTTGATCGCATTTTATCAAATAGCTTGCTGTCAATAGGCTCATGCTTATAAACTTCAGAAGCGTCTTGTAGACTTTCTTCAACAAATAAGAACAATCTTCGGACCGATACTCGATCAAAATCCGTTCCTAAAGGAGCTAGTGTAATTGATCCATCAACGTAAACTCCGAAACCAGCTTGGTCCCGGATCGGGTTGATCTTGTTATCATACATCAAATCTCGTTCAGCTTGAGAAGTCTTTCGAACTACTCCAAGGGCTCCAAAAAGTCGTCCATCCTGGACGCCAGCAGGAGCTTTCCACACACCGCGAGCTTCGTCTACTCTGGCATACATACCGGCTAGATGCCCAGAAGGTGGGACTGCGATTCTGATGCCTGTTACAGGATCAGGAACTAAAATCCAATAGTCATAAATAGCTCCATAGCTGGAATTTAAAGCAGCTTCATCACGAACTAGTTCAACTAATTCAAGTGGTGTATCTGTGCTACTATCTCCAGGGGCTTCAAGTATAGCCATTCGATCTGCTTGTCGCTCACAGTGACTTAACATACCGTTGTATACAGCTTCAGTTCTGATCCCAGGGATAACTACAACGTTAACTTCATCTGGTAGGGCTTCTAGGCCAGATAGTGAAGCTTCACTTCCAACATAATCATTGTCATTAACGGAAGATGTTACGTATAGGCCTCCAGAGAGACTTGCTGAAACAACTTCGATAGGTCGATTGTTAGGAGCAGTAGTTGCATTCGCCAATACTGAAACAGCTACATGTGCTGAATTAATAGACTCTGCGTAGCTAGCTAGGGAGCTGTCTTCTACTTGCACGTTATCAAAAGACTCAACTTCAGTACCTGATAGCAAGACTGAAAGTTTAAACAAGTCTGAGGCGGGTAAGGCGTGGTCTAATGAAGGATAAGCCGATGAATAGTCTGTGGTAATTCGTGCTCTAACAAAATAAAAGCTTGAGCTACTGTTGATAGAGGTCTTTCTCCAATCACTTGGGGAATCCCATCCAACAGTGCCAGATGCTCGTAAGTGTTGTGCATTGGCAACAGTCTGTGTGATGTTTTGTAGTGCAGACCAACTTTGACCATTCCAGTATTCCCAAGCTACTATTCCTGAAGAATCTCCAGGGGTTAGTAACGAAAGTACGGCATACTTGAAAGGTGAATTAGAGCCAAGATACATAACATCATTGACTGCTGTGGCAGCGGCTGTTTCAGTTACATTACTTGCTACAGCTGTGAAGGCACCAAAAGGTTTGTCTTCACTTAAGCTTACTCTGTTAATTTGTGGGGCAGTGCCGCTGAACACTGTCGTAACTTTGTATCGAACCCAGTAACCTAATGAACTATTTATGGAAACTCGTTTCCAGTCAGCTGGAACACTAAATTGTACTAAAGCATTAGCATTAACTGCGGCTCCAAAAGTGATTCCACCAGAAGTGATCTGGTCAGTGGTAGGGCTTAGTGATTGCCACGAAGATCCGTTCCAATACTCTAATTGGGCAACACCCGCAGTCGTAGCCGGCGTAGAGATTCCGAAATACATGGAATCAAAAGTTCGTTCTTTAGCTCCAATATATAAAGCATCATCAATAGCAGGAGCGGCGCTTAATGCATTAAATGGAGTTCCGCCACCTGCAGTAGCAGCGGCAACAGTAGAATCTGAGAAAGATCCACCATCATCTACCATAGCCTTGAAAAGGGCGGCAGATCTAGCAGCTGATGTATTGTCTGTGTATACTCCCGCATCAGAACCAAATACTTTATTGAAAGAAGAAGACTCATTTGAAGCTCTGCTAATTTTAATGGCTAGATCATTTCCATGATCTCCTTCGCTAAGAGCGTCTACTTGGAGAATCGAAGCCGATTCATTTCTATCAACTATAGTTACAGTCGACTTGGCATTTTCAGTAACTTCTAAAATACCATTGGCTAAATTGCTGTAGTGTCCAGTTCTAACTACGAAGCATGATTGTCCGCCGTTCTGGAAAAATCCTAAGACAGCGTGAGACAAATATGAATCCGATCTAAAATCGCCATATTCTTGTGTGTATTGTTCGAAAGAACTTACAAGTTGAGCTTGGCCGATAGGGCCTTTGTCTGCTAAGCCAACAAAACCAGCAACTGAGGTGCCTACACCAACAATTGTATTAGTTCCTGACTGAACTTCTCTTATCAAGACTTTAGGAGCTGCCATTTTTTATTCCTCCGAAGACTTTTGCTTCTTTTTATTTTTCTTCGAATTACTACTCAAAGAATTATTATCACTAGTTGAGAAAGCTTGACCTCTTTCGTAAGTCTCTAAGCCCTGTAAGGCATTAACTTGACTTTCTCCGTAAACTCTATCTTCCTGAATTATTACAGCCCTTTCGTCTTTGACGTACCGCTGTAATTTTTTAGAAAGGTAAAAATCTTGCTCAGAAATTTCGATATTTTCGGCTAGTGGGTACAAGTAAAGTGATTTACCACTCATAAGATTAAAACTTCTAATTTGATTTTTTAGATGTCTTATTTTCATATCTTAATCTTTTACCACTACCTCTATGTTGACCTTGCTGAGGTCTATATTACTCTGATCTAGGGTTGGAAGACTTGTTAGTGAACTATAGTCAAACAAGTAGCTTTCAATCCGATAAGTATAGATGCGATGAAAGAATACATCTTCCACAATATCCGCATTTATACTTGGCTCAGGTCTCTGAACCGCTAAACGGTATTTTCCATCGTTTAGTATAAACTGGTAACCAAAAGAGGGTATCCTTCTATTGACCTCTGTTACCAACTCTATTGTATCATCAACACTCTCTGCATACAAATGAACACTGAAGGAGGCAAAGTATGCATCAGGCTGTTTTATCCTAACCGAATCTGCGTAAGTTCCATCAGATAACTGGTTAAAGGCATAGTCTATTGTACCAGAAAATTGCCGGTCGTCAGCACGTTCTAGGTCTAAAAATTCAAGATATATACATGGGTAGGTCTCTTTAAGCTCTGAACTTTCAGGGCTTTCCCACTGAACTGGGACGTGTCGATCTCTAATGACGATATCTGACAGCCTATTCTGTAGTAATTTACTTACAGTTTTAGGGCCTAGGTCTGGAAATGGGCTTGAGTCCATACCATTCATTACTTAGATCCATCCCCAAATAGTTACAACATCGTGTATAGCTACTCTAATCTCACGCTTAATCGTTCTAGAGTATTTAGGCAGGGATGCCTTTAAAAGTGGGGTATATACAGCCCGTGGCGGTTGTTTAGGCGTTCCAAATTCAAAATAACGTGCGTATTTAGGAATTGCGGTCTTTTGTACAGTCTTAGCTCTACCCAAAGCATTTTGACGTCTGACACCGACAAAGAATTTACGCTTAGAATTTTTAAAGAATTTAATAGCTTTGACCATAGACTTAGTCCTAAATCCAATGCGTCGGTCAAAACCTTGTTTTATCTTTTGTTTTTTGTAGTCTGCGTTTAAAGCAGGTAGAGGTAGGGCTTGATTTTCGAATGTACGAACTACAGTTTTAGCCAACTTACGTGACTCAGCTTCAACAGACCTGTTTATAGCCCTGTTTATAGCCTTTGTTAAATCTTGCATGAAATTAACAAGGCCTCCGCTCTGTTCAACGGCTTTACCACTTAAAGTGATTTTAACCATTAACGGTCCCCTAAGTTGCCGAAATCCTTCATCTTAGTTCGTTGTCTGGAAAAGCGGCTCGTTTGGGAATTGAGGTTTTTTCTGGATGATTTTTTCTTCTCAATTTCAGCAAGTCCATTACGGGAATCTGAAAGAAATCTTTCCAGTAAATCTGGAGAAACTCTTTTGGAAGAGCCTCTTAGTACTAAATATATTGAGTAGTCTGCTTCGATAATGCGTTTGTCGTTATCTAAAGCGAAAGTTTGAAGCTCAAAAGCTTCTAGTTGATTGTTGATCCATAAATGAGATTGGTTTCTCATTTCGTTGAGGTAGTGCTCTACATTTTGATCGGACCAATTGGAATCGAGATAGTTTTTGATATCTGGAAAACGGAGTCTTAGGTCAGAATTTTTGCAGTATGTAATTGTGGTCTTCCGCTGTAACACTTAAATCCCCTCGATTTCACGACTGTTACTCAGCTTCAGAAGACTCTAGTTGTTTTGCAACAACTTCTTCTGTCTTAGCTTCTTTCTTCGACTCAGATTTTTTGTGAGTCGGCTTCTGAGACTTCGATACTGTTTCAGGAGCAGGGCTTACAATGCCGAGATAGTCAGATATTTTTTTAGAATAATCAGCTGTCTCTAATCCATATTGTGCTGCTGAAGCAAGAATATGTTCTTTTGGTAATTTAGACTCTACCATCAGTTCAAGTTTTCTGATAAATTTAGCGGCTGCTTTCTCAACCATTCGTTCTCGGTTAAGTTTATCAGGGCTCGCTTCATCAGACGAAGGAGATTGTTTACCATATCGAAGCATTTGAGGTCCTTTCTAGAAAAATAGAAGTGGGGTATTTTACCACCCCACTTCTTTAATTTTCAACGAACTATTAGTTCAAGTCGTAGATAGCTGCGTGAGCATTTGGTTTCTTGGCTACGAGATTTTCGAAAGCTTCAAGATACATTTTCTCAGTTGGTCCATCTTTAGCAATAGCTGTTAAGGAAGGAGATTTTAGAACTCGCTTTTCGATAAAACGTCGATCAAGCAAGAACACATCGCCAGGTCCGGCAGCGTCATTTACTAGTGTAGCACCGTTCGTATCCGAACAGTTTACTGACACAACGATTGGAATTCCACGGTAACTTTGAACTACAAATCCGGCTTCGATTTCAACTTCATTCATGAAGCGTTGTCCAGCGGAAAATAAGTCATTGATACTGTCGAGTTGCTCAGGTTTCGTAATCCAAAGAGAGCCACGAGCTCCATCCGTAAATACGTCACGCATCGCTGTATCTAACTTTTGTCGTGTAATAGCTTCTGGCGTTCCAGGAACTGCGCCGTATTGGGCATTCGAGAAAAGAACAGTGCTAGCAGTTCTATCAAGTCCATAAAGAGTATCCGTGTCCGTAGGAGTAGGAGTACTATCTTGGATGATATGTCGTAGTCCGGTAAAGTTTTGTGCACTTTCACCAGCAATGGTTCCAGAGTTGATAGCAAACAATTGTTTTTCTTCCAAATCTCGGAAGTCCATTGTCGCGCCTTCAATTTCTTCTACCATGATATCTAGCCCGCCTGCGCCGGAAGCCGAAGCCATCATATAGTCAGAAATTTGGATACCGATTTGTACAATTTCAGCTAAAACAGCAGCTCGTAATCGGTCTTGATTTCCGAAGTTAGCGTCTGTTTGTGAGAACGAACCATCAGCAGGTTCTGCCTTCATTGCAGCGGTAGCGTTGCGACCAGTTCGTAGCCTGATTCCGTATGGGTTTCCGACCATAGGTAATTCAGGTAGAAGTGTTCGAAGTAAGTTATCATCGTTAAGCTGGTTAGTAACTGCATCTTCGAAAAGATCGTTAAGCTCAGCGCGGTTCGCCCCAAGTGCAGGAAGAATACTTCCAGAACTCGGTGTAAAGCGTAATATTGACATATTAGTCCCTCTCCCTTAGTTAATAATTATAAGTGCACATTCAATTAAGTACAAGGAGAATTAACCGACAAACTTTTTATAGAGAGCGTCTTTCGCTTCTTGAAAGTTTTGAGGTTTCTTGCTTCCCGTTTGCTGTCCTTGAGGTTGTACACCTTCTTTTGTTCCTGTTTCAGTACCAACTTCTCTAACTTTATTAATAATAGTAGTCTCAGACTCTCTATTACTTCTAAGATGTGCAGCTAATTTCTTAGCCTTGGCACGAATCTCTTCTTCACTGTCTCCGGTAACCATATCGGTTAGGTCGGCAGGAAGTCTTTCTTCATGAGCTACTTTAATACGAGTAATCTCAATGCCTTTTTGCTTTAGGCTAACTTCTAAGCCAGAAACTTTTTCTTTTAACTTAGAGTTTTCTTCTGAAAGTTGTTTCTTTTCAGAAGCTTCTAGTTCTTCCTTACTCATTGATTTCTTCTTCAAGTCATCAAATTGTTGGGCAAGGGCCTTGAATTGGTCTGCAGTTTCTTGCAACTTAGACTCGGTATCTTTAGCACGAGTTTTAGCTCGGGCCAATTCTTGCTCTAATTCGAGCTTTTCTTCAAGTTCTTTCTTAATAGCCGCTACGTTTGCTGAATTTTCAGAACCTTCTGAAACTTTAGCTTCGGGCTTTACTTGGTCTTTATTTTCAGTACTCATTGATCTTCCTTTCGTAAACTTGTAAAAGTTTAAATAGAACCAGAGTTTAGTGTACCATGAAATATTTACATATTGGAAAATATTTCATAGACTTGTGATATACTGGCTTTAAAGAAAGATCCCCACTATGTCAGACAATGAAAAGGAAATTCCCCCTTCTTCTCCAGAGCCGGATACTCCAGACGAGAATTTCCTAGGGGACCCTAATGCCTATTATCATTCACTTTTATCCAAACCTCTGCCAAAAGAAGTCTCAGAATACTTGATTAAGCGACATAAGCTTAATACTGAAGAAAAGTATATAAACTACCTACAAAGTGCTGATTTTATTGAAGAAATCTCTGAATTTGACTACCTATTATTCTTTGAGCAAGTACTACATTTCACTGTAAAGGACTTCCATAGGAAGTTCGCAGCACAGGTATACGCCGACCGGGCCATAACCCTGGCACCTCGGGGGGTTGGCAAGTCCCATTTCTTTAGCGTTTGTTTAAGTATCTGGCTAGCTTTTTACCAAAAGTCCAAGTTTACCATGATCTTATCTGAAACAGAGGATCAGGCAAAACGGATTCTAGAAGAAATAAAGCAGATTATCGAAGATAATGAGGCCCTAAAGGACGCTCTAATGATCGAGAAGACCTCTAAGGACAGCGTTTGGAACAAGAACGAGGTCAAGTTAAAGAATGATTGCATTATCAAGGTAAAGAGCTTTACAGCCAAGTTAAGAGGGAATCACCCAAACTCTATCATTCTGGACGATGTTCTATCAAACCAGAACTCTTTGACTAAACAGCAACGGGAAGACCTGTTTAACTACTATGCCCAGACTATTAGGCCGATGGCTACCAAGAATGCCAGGATCTTATTCGTTGGGACAGCTCAGCATAAAGATGATTTACTACATAAACTCGGAGCTTCCAGCTCCTTTAAGTTCTTGAAATTAAAGGCATATGATGAAGAAACAGCAGAATCCATATGGCCTGAACAGTTACCTGAGCATGAACTTGAGGACTACAGGAAGACCTACGGGATCGTATCCTTTGAGAAAGAGTTCCAGAATAACCCTATGTCCGATAAGCTCAGCCTATTTCCCCTTTACATCCTAGAGAAGTGCCTAGATGAGCGCGCTTCCTACGTTAAAGACTACTATGGAAACCAGAAGGTCTTCTTGGGAGCTGACTTTAGTATGCCTGGGACTAATCAGGGAGACTACACGGTCATATCTACCGCTCGTATGGACGGCAATGGCACCCTCACGCTGTTAAACTATGATCGGTACAGAGATAGCCCAGAAAACCAAGATATGTTCGTAGACAAGCAAATAGAGACGATCTCACGGTTCTGTAGACAGTTCAACGTAACTCTTGGCATGTTGGAAAGTAACTCCTTTCAAAAGATCTACTCAGACTTCTTCAAAAAGAAGACTAACCTACCTTTAAAGTCTAACGTGGTAACTAGGTCTGGGAAGAATAGCCTACAGTCTGGTATCCCTGCTTTACGTATTCTTATGGAAAATGGGAAGATCAAATTCCCTTACAAGACTGCAGAAGATAGATTAAAGACTGAGGAAATCATTAGAGAATTCAATGGGTTAGTTATGACTGAGGATGGTAGAATCAGTAACCAAACCTCGCATGATGATATACCGATGAGTTGGTTACATTTACTCGCAGCTACCCATAATGTGGCTCAAATGACCACTTTTGTCCCAAGCGACAAACTACTTAAGAGTAGTCGATCTCATAATCTAATAGGTCGAAGAAAGAAACGGTTCTAGTTGACATTATCAATAATAACAGCTAAGTATGAGATACACCCTAGATAAAAGGTCTAGGGGACATAACCTGGTTAAGCCAAGAGAATCGAACCTATACGAAAACGTGCTTGGTGGCTTCAGGATAGGGTAACCTTAGGAATAAATTAGAAAGGATTCTTAAGGCTATGACAGTACCCAGTAAAGTGGGCTTAAAGCAACTACTAGTATATTAGATATATAGATATACTA